GAAAAAGTATAACGATGAAGAACTACTACAAGTTGTGGCTAAACACTTACATGACCAAAAGGTAGTAGGTTGGTTTCAAGGTAGAATCGAGTTTGGTGCTCGAGCATTGGGTAATCGTTCTATTCTTGCATCACCAATAGATTCTCGAATGAAACAAAAGATAAACAAAGTAGTAAAGAAACGAGAACCATTCAGACCGTTCGCTCCAATGGTTAGACAATCACAACAAACCAAGTATTTTGATACAAATGGAGACATTCCTTATATGAATCAAGTGGTTTATGTAAAAGATAAACATAAAGGAAACTTAGGAGCAGTAACTCATGTTGATGGAACTGCAAGAGTACAAACGGTTTTTGAAGGAAACAAAATGGATAAATTACTTTTAGAGTATGAAAAAATAAGTGGTTACCCTATTTTATTGAATACATCATTTAATGTAAAAGGACAAACTATGGTGTTAACACCAGAAATTGCATTAGAAACATTTTACAATACAGAAATGGATGTTTTAGTATTAGGAAATTATATTATTGAAAAATAATTTTATATTTATACAAGATATACACTAACTTAATGATTTACTTAAAAAATAGAAATTGTGTTTTGAGTAACTCTTTTATATTTATAGGTGTATTTTTACCACTAAGTAAAAAATAATTAACAAACATAATAAAAAAAGCGATGGCAGAAAGAATTGTATCACCTGGCGTTTTTACAAGAGAAAATGACCTTTCATTTATTGAACAAGGTATTGGTGAAATCGGAGGAGCGTTTATAGGGCCTTTTAAACAAGGACCGGCATTCCTACCAACTATTGTAAGAACCCAATCTGAATTTGAAGAAATATTCGGTACTCCTGATGGAACATACTACACCGAATATACAGTACAAAATTATTTACGAGAAGCAGGAACAGCAACTGTTGTAAGAGTTGGAGGAGTAGGAGGATATACTCAAAAAGCTCCTTTAGCAATTTATGCAACAGGTAGTTCAGTTGCACCACAAATACTTGGAGTTTTATATAACACTAATACATCTATTGGTTTAACTAACCAAGTTGGAGATGGATTTACTGGAGCAGAAGTATCTTCGAGTGTATCTACAAGTGGTTCATTTGAACTTACTTATGAAGGAGATACAGTAACTGCATCTGTATTACCCTCATCACTTGTTGATATATCTGATGTATTTGGAAATTCTGCTATTGTAAACACAGAGACAGGATATGATTCTTATGCATACAAGTATTTTGAAAATGCAGCATCTCGTTCATTAGGTGCTCAAGAGTATAACATCGTTGGTGTTACACTTGGAGAACAAAATTATACATACGATGTACAATTTGCTTCAACACCTTGGATTACATCACAAACTATTGCTGGAACAACTCATAACTTATTCAAGTTCCATACATTAGGTGATGGTACAATCTATAACACAAAATATAAAGTAGGAATTTCAAATGTAAAAGCTGCTGGAGAAGATGGTTCAACTGATTTCTCAACTTTTACAGTAACAATTCGTTCATTCTCAGATACAGATAGAAGAAAATCAGTTTTAGAAACTTATAACAATGTAAACTTAGACCCTGCATCTCCTAACTACATCGCACGAGTAATTGGTGATACACAAACCACTATCGATTCAAGTGGAAAAATTACTCAAACAGGAGATTATAGAAATCGTTCTAAGTATGTAAGAGTTGAAGTTTCTGAACCAGGAACATTCCCAACTTCTGCTGGGCCATTTGGACACGCTGGTTATCAACACATTATTAACGATGGACAAAGTGGAGCTTGGTTACCAACTGTACAATATACGACAGGTTCGGTTAACCTAAATACTACATCAAATCCTCAGTATTATAGTGGTATTATCTTAGATGATACAAATTATAGTGTTGATAATAAACAAGTATTTGGTCCAATTCCAGAATCAGTAACTACTAAATATACTGCATTCTCTTTTGATAGTACTTCTGGATTATCACTTGAATTGACAGGTTCTGCACAAGTTGACTTAATTAGAAGACAATTTATTGTAGGATTCCAAGAAGGTTTTGATGGATTAAATCCAACAACTAAACCTTTATATGGTTCAAGTATAACAGCAGGTAACACACAAGGATTCAATTGTGCTACTTCACTATCTAGTGGTTCTATTGCTTACTCTAAGGCAATCAATGCAGTATCTAATCCAGATGAATATGACATTAACTTAGTTGTTACACCTGGTATTATTAGAAGATTACACCCATCGGTAACTACTGATGTAATTGATATGGTAGAAGCAAGACAAGATGCATTCTACATCGCAGATTTAGTAGAATCTGATTCAACTATTTCAACGGTAGTAGACCAGGCAAATGCTATTGATTCAAACTATGTAGGAACTTACTATCCTTGGGTTAAAACAATTGATACAAATACAAATAAACTAACAACAGTACCACCATCAGTTTTACTACCAGCGGTTTATGCATCAAACGATAGATTGGCTGCTGAATGGTTCGCACCAGCTGGATTAAACAGAGGTGGTATCGTAGGGGCAGTTAGTGTAGAAAATAGATTAACTCACTCTGAAAGAGATACTTTATACGAAGGAAAAGTAAACCCAATCGCAGTATTCCCTGGACAAGGTATTGTGGCGTATGGACAGAAAACACTTCAAGATAGAGCATCTGCACTTGATAGAATTAATGTTCGTAGATTGTTAATCGCAGTTAAGAAGTTTGTTGCTTCAACATCTAGATTCCTAGTGTTCGAACAAAACACTTCAACAACTCGTAGTAGATTCTTGAATACAGTAAATCCTTACTTCGAGGCGATTCAACAAAGACAAGGGTTATATGCATTTAATGTAGTAATGGATGAATCTAACAACACACCAGATGTGATTGATAGAAACATCTTGGCAGGACAAATTTATTTACAACCTGCGAAAACTGCAGAATTCATCGTTATTGACTTTAACATCTTACCGACTGGGGCTTCATTCTCTGTTTAGTAAGTTAAAAAAACGAAATAACTATATTTATATAAAACAATAATAACAAAAGTAAAATGGCAGAAATAGTAGAATTCGATAAGATGTTCTATACGAACTTCGAACCAAAGATGAAAAACCGTTATATCATGGAGATTGACGGAATACCATCTTATTTAGTAAGGTCAGCTAACAGACCATCGATTAACTTCGAGACTGTAGTATTACCTCATATTAACATTAACAGAAAACTACAAGGTAAAGGTGATTGGCAACCTATTGAGATTACACTCTATGACCCAGTCGTACCAAGTGGAGCTCAAGCTGTAATGGAGTGGGTTCGTTTAGGACACGAATCAATTACAGGCCGTAGAGGATATGCAGATTTCTATAAGAAAGATATAGATTTCTATATGTTAGGACCTGTTGGTGATAAAATTGAACAATGGAAATTAAAAGGTGCGTTTATCGAATCTGCTAACTTTGGTGATTTATCATTTGAATCAAATGACCCTGCCGAAATCACTTTAACACTTCAGTACGATTACGCAATACTTGAATTCTAAACCACATATATATTTTTAATAGTTACAAAACCTCACATAAAGTGGGGTTTTGTTTTCTTGTTACGTTATTGGATATCCTGTGTTTCTATAAGGAAGAAGTTATACACTTTAACTAAAACTTAGAGAACATGGAAATTTTGACAAAAGTTGGCTCTTGGGCCAAACAGTTGACAGAAGTTGGTATAAGTGTTATTGCTCTTGGAGTAGTATTTGAAGTACTATTCGGTGGAGTAAACATTCCTTTCTGGCCAAACATTTCAGTAGTGGATAACATTATGGGAATTTTGGGTGGATTGAGTTCAGAAGGACTACTTGGATTAGTAGGTGCTTTTGTACTATACCATATTCTGAAGAAATAAAGGTAATTTATTTTAAATAGCTATTAGAAACCCTCACATTTATTTGTGGGGGTTTTGTTTTTTTAAATTTTTTTAATTTTATATATTTATATACAAACTGAAATAAATTAAGTTATGAGCGATAAAAAATTCGATTTTCCAACCCATGTGTTGGATTTACCATCAAAAGGATTAGTTTACCCACAAGATAATCCTCTTTCATCAGGTCAAATTGAAATAAAATATATGACTGCAAAAGAGGAAGACATCCTTTCATCACAAAATCTTATTAAAAAAGGTATTGTAATAGATAAGTTATTTGAATCTATTATAGTTGATAAATCAATTAATGTTGATGATATAATCATTGGTGATAAAAATGCTATCATTTTAGCTACTCGTGTTTTAGGATATGGACCAGATTATTCTATTCAAGGGTTTTCACAAGTTAAAAATGAAACTATTAAAACAAAAGTAGATTTATCAGAAGTAAAAACAAAAGATGTAGATTTTTCTATTTTTTCTAATAAAAATGAATTTGATTTTGAAACTCCTATTGGTAAAAAGAAAATTAAAGTAAAAATTCTTACTCATGGAGATGAAAAATCTATTGATAAAGATTTACAAGCACTTGAAAAATTAAATTCTGATACTGCTTCAGATATAACAACAAGATTAAGATACATAATTACATCAGTAGAGGGTGATTCTGATTTAAGTACAATTAATTCATTTGTTAATTCGTTATTAGCACGAGATAGTAGAGCCTTGAGAGAATATGTTCGTTCAATCACACCCGATATGGATATGAACTTTACATATACTCATGAGGATGGGGAGGAGGAATTGTTACCCATTAACTTGGGTGTAGGGTTTTTTTGGCCTACCCAAGAATCATAGTGTAAACCTACATACTCAAATCTTTGATATGGTAAACTATGGAAATGGATTTACTGTATCAGACCTTTATATTTTACCTACTCATTTAAGAAGTTTTTACTACAAAAAATTAATAGAGGCAAAAGAAAGAGAGAAAAAACAATACGAAGATGCACAAAAAAGTGCAAAATCAAAAGTTAGGATTAAGCGATAGTCCTAACTTTTTTTTATACTTATATTTATATAAGAATAAATCTAAACACTTTGAATTATGCCTAAATATAAAATTTCAAAATCTAATCTAAGGGAGTTTTTTGGATTTTTTGGTAAAAAAAGAAAACCAAGAGATATACAGAAATTAATTGATATGGACCCTCAATTACAAGCTATCGATAAAAGACTCAAGGCCATCAAC